GTAAGCATGGGAGTGCATACCGACAGCGGTTGAGCCTGCGCCTTCAGCAGTGACGTAGTTGCCGATGGCAACCGCGCTACGGCCTACTTCAGCCATGGTCAATTGGGATGACGCTACCAACGTAACGCACAGAGCAACTAGAGTTTTCTTCATAGTAGTACCTTTCTTTGGTAAGTTAAATATCGTCTTCGTCACGATGCTTAAAGCGCATCTCAACTTGACGCAAGGTTCGGCGAGCAATCACCGATTTGGGTAGCGGTTTCGGATAAGAAATACCGCCGTGCATGACAGCATTGCGTCTGTCAAAATTACTACGGAATACCTTAATGTCATTCCGCGATAAGCGTTTCATTGTTGCAGTCATTATTAGTCCTGTTTAGCCAAGTATTGAGTAACGTCAGTAATATACCCGATTTGACGAATACAGTCTTCATACGCGTTATGCGTTGCTTCAGGCACTGTTTGCTGCAAACGAGGGAACATATCGCCGATTGTTCGGAGTGAGCGACAATCACGAACTTCCCAGAAATTAATCAACGTCATGTTTGGGTTGATAATGCGTTTGAAAGCGTTGTTGAGTAATTCCACGTCGAACGTACCTGTATTCCATACAAGGAGACCACCATCGCCGCGAGCGCCGTCAAACAGAGCTTGCATTCGATGTAACGTGGAAGCCAAAACCTCTTTACCCTCGTCTTTGGGATTCAGTAATTCGGCAAGATAACCACGGTTTGTTTTATACCACCACTCAAGAGTTTCTACGCTGATAATAGCACCTGCTTGTTTATCCAAGCCATGACGTACATGAAATGTGCCATGCTTATACACTTCACCAGATACAGGGTCAAAACAAACCAAAGCCGTTTCGAGGATATGTGCATTCGTTTCTGACGAAAGCGTTTCTAAGTCGACCATGAAGTGATGTTTGTTATTGATTACTTTCATTTTGATTTCCTTCTTTGAGTTTAGATTTACATGTTTCCAACATGTCAATTAGGGTATCGAGTTCCTCTTCGGATAAATCAGCAAACGCATAATGAGTTTCTGTTCCGTAGCCAGTGATAGGATGACAAACGTCATCGCGTGTATGCTCAATGCCGATACGAGCCAACCCATGTTCGCTGGGAGGAAATGCAATCTCCACGCGCAAGATGCTTTGATGCGTTGCTGTTGCGCCGTCACGATTAATACCATGCCAAAACATGACCTCGATTTCGTCTTTATATTTCATATCACATACCCACGTCGAATTCTTTGAATTTGTCTTTAAACTCACGCATTGGGCGCGTGTAGACAACACCTGTTGATTCAGAGCGGTATACGGCTTGTTCCAGCCCTGACACTTCGGAGCGTGCTACCAGCAAGAGTCGGTACAGGCCGCCTTTATAGTGCTGGTAGAGTGGGAAATCATGCTTGTTTTTACCAAACAACGGCGAACTTTTCACTTTACGCTTTGCTGGAATACCCAGAAAGTATTTCACTGCTTTCATAGAACTTTTAATCATGAGATTCCTCCATTAATTCTTTGAGTTTTCGCTTGGCATCACCTATTAAAGCACGAGCTTTAAAACCATCGTCGCCGCCATTCCAGAATTCGCAGCTATGAATAAAATCAATAGCTTGATTCAATAATTCTGTAATTTCATCATAAGACTCTTTATTCATTTTCAGTTCCTTCGTTTGTTATCAATCATGTTCAATAGTGTAACCGTTATTAAGGAAGTCATAATTAATCAATGCTTCTCGCATCATAGCCTGTAAAACCTTTTCTTCTTCAAGAGACATTTCGTCATCACGGAAGTAATAGTCTAAGTCTTCAGGTGAGTCGTCTAACTCAAGACTTTCAATGTTATATTTCCGACCGCTCATTGGAGGGTTTATTACACTAAAAGGAGACGTTATGCTCATTTCGCAGTTTTCTTTGTACCAAGTTAAGGTTACTGCGCACCCACGTCGCTCAATACCACCGTCCTTAAAGTATACGTCTGGGTCAATGTACACCAAACACACGGGGCTTACATTTCTCACCATTTCTGCAAATTGATTGAACGTTGTCATTGTATTTCCTTTGTTTGTTGTTGGTTGATGAGTGAATACTATACATCCCTATAAGTATTGTCAAGCAATTAAAAAGCACTTAGCCATAAAATATAGCTAAGTGCTTAATTTGTCAGAGTATTAAATTACAAATAATTTATTGTAAGAACCCTGTTTCGCTGGATAACCGTGTTTGCAGATACGCTGTTATCAAGCCAGTTGGCACGAACTTGGTTGATTAACGCCTGTGTATAGATGTCGTTATCGGTATAGCTGATTTGCGCAGCCGTATTGCCGACGTAGAAGCGTGCTGTTGGTCGACCGAAATCAGCAGGCAAGTGCAACTGATTGTTGCGGAAGAACAGTTTATCAGCGGCCTTCAAAGACGTTGCCTTGGTAACGGTGTTCTTCGAAGTAACCTTCACGATGTTGTTCTCGATAATAACAGAATGGTCGTTTGCTGCATTGCTGTTCTCTTCAACGTAGAAAGGCACGCCGTCACAATACTCGCATTCCATGATATTGTCGGAGAACAAGAAGTCGCCCATACCATATTTGACGGCTGGTGCTTTGGCAAACGCAGACAGGAAGGAAGTCAAACGACCATTGCCAGTGATTCGGTTGTTCCGAATCTTCACGTTTGGCTTGGCTTCTTGGTCATTGTTTCGATACTCGATGCACCAGTAAGAACCGCGCTGAATCGTGTCGATTTTATTCATACCCGTAATCGTGTTACCTTCGATGATGATTTCAGGGTTGACCTGTGTAACCCATTGTTGCCACGGCTGCTGCTTGATTTCGATGCGGATGCCGCTTTCACGATAGTAGTCCATATTCAGGTCTAACTGTGCGCCTTCAGCCACGTTCTCGTCACGCTCAAGCACAAACGTGCCGTCAAAGTGAATGGTGTTGTTTACGAGGCGGATGTAGGCCACTGGATACTGGCGGTTCTCATACGCAAAACCATGGAGGCGGTTGTCGAGAATGTTGTTCTCTTCGGCGATGAAGTCCAAGGCATCGTGTGAGTCCAAACCCTTACGGTAGTTGCGTTCGAGTTTGTTACCCTTAATCATGCTGTTCAGGCCGAAGTTAAGAGAGCCTGACAGAGCGGTGATACCGTAACCAGTGCCGCCGTTGGCCTCATGGCCGTTGTGGTGACAGTAGTTATTGAATGCTTGGAAGTCTTTCTGCCAAGCGTAGGCGATACCAGCCACACGGTTGTGGTGTGAATGGCAATCGATAGCGCGGTTACCACTGGCCTTAATGGTTGATTCACGCAACTGTTCAAGCGTAATACGGCCTTTCTTAAACTCTTCACCCAGAGCGATAACTTCGCCGTTATGCGAGGTGAAGAAGATGCCGATGCGGTTAGAGCCTTTGGATTCCACGCGCTGCACCAAGCCGTTGGTAGTATCAACCATCATGATATTCATGACAGAACCGCGATAGGTTTCACCCTTCCAATAGAATGTGCCTTTATACTCAATGGTGAAGTCTTCCAACGTTACGTCTGGAAGACTGTCAACGATAAGGCCACACCATCGACGTGCGTCTGTTCGGTTTGAGTTCGCGTCCCAGTTTTCAGGCTGCTCCCAACTGAAAACGATGTTGGTTTTACCCATACCCGCACCCTTGATACCACGGATACCACCGTGACGCTCATCCATGCGAATCTGCTCATCAAGAGTGTATGTACCTTCACCGAACTCGATGAAGGACTTTGTTGCTGCGGCGCATTCGATAGCCGTCTTAATTGCCTGACTATCACTCATGCCGAGTGCCTTAAGCAGGTCAACTTTTACATATCCGATTTCACAAGACATGCCTTACTCCAGTTGTGATAAAAAAAACAACCCATAGTTTACACTATGGGTCGGATGGCCGCTAGGCTTGGTTCTGCGATGCATATACCTGCAACACGCAAGACAGGTCTTCTTTAGGAATACCGTGTTTCTCGGCAGCTGCATTCAGGTCTACGAGGGCTTCTGTAATCAGCACGACCAGCGCGTCGTCGGTCAAGTCTTTCACCTTCTCCGATACGTTGGCGCATTTGCGGATTTTGCCGATGCCCAGCAGATGATTCTTGAGTTTGGCCGCGTCGGTGAGCAATAGGCGTACTTGGTCGATATGGGTGTTTGGCACGACCAAAACAGTTTGGCTGTCTTTCGGGTTCGAGCCGATGCGCAGTGTTACAGCACTGTCGTCGACAATGGCGTGATACTGACCGTAGCTCAGTGTTTTCGCTTGAGTGCAAGTCATTATTTAACCCCCGTGCTACCGAAACCGCCTTCACCGCGTTCGGTGTCTGACAGTTCGTCGACTTCTTCGAAGCCCACCTGCTCAACAGGGATAATCATCGCCTGAGCAATGCGTTCGCCGACGGCTGGCATACCGTGGATGCTAACGTTTAGTTTGCGCAGCTTGACACATACTTCGCCGCGATAATCAGCATCGATTACACCCGTACCATTTACCAAGGTAATGCCGTTTTTGAAACCGTGACCACTGCGGCTGTAAATCATCATTACATGGCCTTCAGGGACTTCGAATTGCAAACCCGTGCCGTATGTAACGGTGCGTTCAATATCATCAGCAGTGTCGATAATGCGTGCGGCATACAGGTCGAAACATGCCGCGCCTTTGCTACCGTATACAGGCACTTTCGCGTCTGGGTGAATCTTCTTAATCTTGACGTTCATTGTCTTCTCCATATAAACCCGTGAGGGGTTGTTTTAAAAATCTGTCGACTAAAGCCATGCCGATTTTAGTCTTAACGTAGCGAGCGCACAACTCTTTAAAGTAGGCACGCTGCATACGGAACTGACCTGTTACTGGTGCAAAAATAACACCTTCTTCGCCGAGGTTGTCGAGTTTCACGCGTTCGCCGAAGCTGAGACATGCAAGGTCAACAACGCCGCCTTCGATGAATGTGAGCAGCAGATATTCCTCGAATTCCATTTGGCGTTTGCTGGTGTCGTTGATGACCCCGAACAGTTCATCGTTGAATTGTCGACGGGCGCAGCCGCGGTCTTTAGTGCTTTCCTTCATAGGTACTCCGTTCCCAATCACAAGTCAGAGAGTTTCGTTCAAAGTTCTGATTAACCGTCCTTGATTTCAAACCGAGGCAACGCACAACACGATTTGTATCGTACACCACTTCGTATTCTACCAACTCGTGCGGCGCATCAGGGAGGTCGCCGATAGCAATAATTGTGACTTTATCATCAACTTTGGGAGAGAGAGGTGAATCATGTGTCTGGACATTCGGATGGCAGGCCGTAGTCGCAAACGTGACGTACAGCAGACAGGCTAGTAATTTCAGGCTTTTAGTCATCATACACCTCTTTGTCTTCCAGAATAGCGCGGAATGGCTTCCAGTTTGTAAAGTTGCGGTTTTCATTGCGATATTTTTCGCCGTTGTTGAACATGGCCTGATGGTCGAACGGCGACATGTGGCCTGCTTCAATCAGGCGGTCGGCGAGTTTAAAGTCTTCGTCAACGGAAGGCGTTTGCTTGTTGTGATTCAGGTAGGAAACACGGGCGCAGCGTGCCGCTGAAATTTTCGCCCGTTGAGCATACGTCCATCGTAAGCAATCGTTTTCCTCTTCGCGCAGATAGGGGAGATGAAAAATTCGTTCAACGGGAACGGATTCGTCCATTGCCTTCTTAATCGCTTTTGCCAGTGCTTGAATTTCAGGTTGTGCGTCGTCGGCAATACGCAGTTTGAAGAAGCTATCCCACTCGGTTGCAGTGATGATGGTTTCCGCCCACATAAATGGTTCGAGGATGCGGTTAACGACTTGCTTATGTACGCCGATGTCAGCGAGTAGCTGTGCGGTGTTAGCAGCAACATATGCCGCTTCCTTCCAGACAGCCTCGGCAGCGGCGGCACGACCCATATTCAACTTGTTCTCAGCCACCATACCTGCTTGGTTTTGACCCCAATGCACGGGAACAACAGGTTCGTTGCGAACCATCTCAATCAGCTTGGTTGTTGGAACGGCGCGACTCGATGCGGTGCTGCGGCTGAAGACGCGATGGGTATTCAGTTGGGGCAGGATGAAGCGCGGATATTTCACCTGCACGGAAGTGATTCGATGACGACCATCCGCAATGCTGTCGGCAATTACTTGGCATTCAATCATTTTTAGTTTCCTTTTCTTTAGGGGCTACTTTTGTGTACAAGAGATGTGAGTGTACGATGAGGCACGCCAGCATAAAGAAGAGCGATACGAGATACACGATAATATCACTCACATCTTTAGCAGCGAACAGTTTGTTCAGCAGTTGCGCATCGACATAGAAGAGCAGCAAAAATACTGCGATGTTTTTGATGATAAAGAGTACATTTACTTTCATTTATTTTACCTTTCGGATGATGAGTTTTGAGAATTTGTCGTCGATTTCAACGAAGCCGACGACGTAATCAGGTCGGTAATACTCGTTGACCATTAATTTGATAACTTCATCGCTATCGGTTTCAACATTGATGCCTACTTCGACACAGTTTACGAAGTTATATTTGCTTGACAGTTCGTTTATTTTGTCATGAATATCCTCCGTCAAAAACACAGAGTTATTCACAAGGTCTATAACTTGATACTCGTCCATTTTAGTCACGCCCTAATACCATAATTACTTTTGACAGGAGTTCGTAGCGAGATGATGCTATTGCCACGAGATATTCAGCCTTACCGCCGTTATACTTTTTAAACACATCTTTGCTCATACGAAGCACAAATTTTTCGTTAACAACGCCATCTTTTGAAAAGTATTCGATTGGGATAATACACCGAGGATTTCCATACTTGTCTGCTCTGACCAAAGCACATTCATCGCAGTTCAGAACCCGAATAAGATGCGCTTTATCCTCACTGTCGGGCATATTCGCAAGTATTTTGGCAATGTCGTTATCGTCGATACCGAGGCGATAGTGCTTAATGAGTTTCGGAAGTTCGAGGTTGTGCTGTTCAAACAACCGTTTGGCTTCATTGTTGTAGGCCATAATCTTTTCCTTCGTTTGTTGTTGGTTGATGAGTGAATAATATCGATACGCTTAAGTATTGTCAAGCAATTAAAAAGCACTTAACCGTAAAATACAGCTAAGTGCTTCATTTCTCAGAGTATTAAATATATCCCAAGTTGAATTGTTTTAACAGTTTTTGTTCCATGCTGGGAATATCCTGATTATTGTGGACAATCAAGTAATCAGCCCAATTACCGCCCACTATAATCATACATTTCTCACCGTCATCTTCTCCTTCGATGAGCAGGTTAGCGAATTCTTCGCTCGGATGCGGATTCACAGATGGAACGTCGCGGTGAATACCAATCAGCAGGTCGCAGATAGCAGCCTCATTCTCAAAACGAACGTCAGGGATGATTACGTCTTTATATGCGTTCTGCATAAGGCAAATGAAAAAGTCATCCTTACAGAATCGGAAGTATTCCGTGCCGAGTAATTGCATAAATTTGCGCGGCGACAACTGTTCGTAGAAATTGCCAGTAACAGGGTCGTTGAAAACTGGCCAAATTTGGTTGTAAAAAATCTGGTCATTTTCTTTGATAAGGGACTGAACTTCTTCAGTTTCCAAGAATGGAATCAACCAGCCGTCGTGCAATTTACCAAAACCTTCACGTCCAAACGGAAGAGGTGTTTCCTTCTTATCACGGTCTAAGCAATCATTGCCGAACACAAATTTGGCGGCCTCATGGAGAGGTCGGGCAAAAGATGCAATAGGCATGTTTTTGAGTTTGCTTAAAATTTGAGCAGCGGTGTCTTTACCCACGCCTGCTTTACCAACTAAACCGATAATCATGATATTTTCCTTATATTGAATGTTTGTATTAAACCGCTCAGTCTTAACCGAGCGGTTAGTTTGAGATTTAGATTTTGCAAGCACCGCCAGCGCAACCCTCATCCTCATCTTTGTCGGGGTCGAACCCACCCTCAACAACCACGCCTTCGACGGCATCTAGCGCGTCGAGGTTATCCATATCGAACGTATCGTCTTTTTGCTCAGTAGACATTACAAGTCCTCCAATTCATCGGTTGAAACAATCTCTTCCTGAACAACGACGGCC